TCGAGCGCCATGGGCCTCGCCGAGAACCTCCGACGGCAGCTCGAGCCGCTCGCCTCGCGCGTGCGCCTGATCGTCGCGCGCGCGGTGCTGCGCGCGCTCGAGGAGGGGCGCAAGGTGCGCACCCTGCAGCTCGCGGTCTTGAAGGGCGAGACCATGGGGAGCGTGGAGCACTTCCAGCACTTCGGCTTTTCCTCGCGGCCGCCGCTTGGGACGGAGGTCGTGATCGTCTGCGCCGGAGGGTCGCGGGACCACGCGATCGCCATCGCCGACGAGCACCGCCCGAGCCGGCCGGCGGGCCTGCTCGCAAGCGGCGAGGTCGTGGTCTACGCCGAGGGCGGGGCGCGCGTGCACGTGAAGGCGGACGGCTCGGTAGTGATCACCGCCGCCGGCGGGGTAGAGGTGTCGGCCGACCTCGACGCCGCCGGGAACGTGAGCGCCGGAGGTGACGTGGCCGACGGCATCGGTACGCTCTCCGCGTTGCGCGCCGCCTATAACATCCACGTGCACGCCGACCCGCAGGGCGGCACGACCGGCCCGCCCGTCCCGACCGTCTGAAGGAGCCACGGCCATGCTCGAGTACGTGATCGCGATCCTCGTCGTGCTCTGGCTCCTCGGCTGGATCGCCGTCCCTGCGGCCGGCAACGCGGTGCACGTGTTACTCGTGGTGGTGCTCGTGCTCCTGCTCGTCCGGTTCCTGCGCGGGAGATGGCGCGAGTGACCGACCTCCTCCTCAGAACCCCGCTCGACTACTCGCGCCTCGATCTCGTGCTCGAGGGCGGGGACCTCGCGCTCGACCTCACCTTCGAGACGCCGGCCCTCGCCTCGCTCTTCACCGACGCGCTGGCGCTCGCGGAGGACGAGCTGCCGGACGGCGGCGGAGATCGCCGAGGGTGGTGGGCGGAAGCCATGCTGACCGGCGAGGACGAGGAGGTCTTCGGCTCGAGGCTCTGGCTCCTCGAGCGCCAGACGCTCACGAACGCGCGCCTCGGCGATGCCGAGGTCTACACCCGCGAGGCCCTTCAGTGGCTCGTAGACCGGGGCGTTGCCGAGCGGGTCGACGTCCAGGCGAGCCGGCTCGACCGCTCGGTCCTCCTGCTCCTGGTGCAGCTCGTGCGTGGGGCCGCCACGAGCCGGGCCGAGCTCTGGACCGGGACCGAGGCCCTGCGCGTGGACCTCGGGCCGGCGAGGCTCTCGCTGCTAGCGATTCCCTGACCCGCTCGCCATGCTCTAGCGCGGATGGTCTTCCAGCGCCCGACCCTGGCCGAGCTCGTCGCGAGGATCGAGGCCGAGGTCTCGACACGGCTCGGCGTCGGCCCGCTGCAGGACCGCGGCCCCCTGCGGGTGCTCTCGCGCGTCTTCGCCGGCGTCGCGCACGCCCTGCACGGGCACCTCGACTTCGTCTCGCGCCAGGTCGTGCCTCTGCTCGCCGAGTCGGACGCGCTCGAGCAGTGGGCGGACCTCTTCGGCCTCGAGCGCCTGCCCGCCACGAAGGCCGTCGGGAGTGTCACCTTCTCCGGCGCGAACGGGACCGCGATCGGGCTCGCGGCGCTGCTCGCTCGCGCGGACGGGGCGAAGTTCAGGACGACTGCCCCGGGTGTGATCTCGGGCGGGGTCGTCACCCTCCCCGTCCAGGCCGAACTCGCTGGCGCCGCAGGGAACACCGCCGCCGGCGCGCCGATCTCGCTCGCGACGCCCATCGCCGGGATCACCTCGGCCGTCGTCGCCGCCGGCGGGCTCGTCGGGGGCGAGGACCGCGAGAGCGACGAGGAGCTACGCCAGCGCTTGCAGGCGACGGTCTCAGCGAGGCCGCAGGGCGGCTCGGTCGCCGACTACGAGGCCTGGGCGCTCGAGGTCGGCGGGGTGACGAGGGTCTGGGTCTTCCCAGCCTTCGCCGGCCTCGGCACGGTGGGGGTGACGTTCGCGGTCGACGACGACCCGGCGGGCCCGGCGCCGAGCGCGCCGCAGGTGGCACTCGTCCAAGCGCGGCTGACCGATCCGACCCGCCGCGACTCGGCCCCGGTGGGCGTGACCGTGATCACCTTCGCGGCGGTCGTCTTCCCGGTCGTGTTCACTATTCACGTCGAGCCCGACACCCAGGCGGTGCGTGACTCCGTCGCGGCGAACCTCGCAGACCTGATCCTGCGCGACGGCGCGCCTGGCGGGACGTTGCTCATCTCGAGGATTCACGAGGCGATTGCGACCGCGCAGGGTGAGAGCGACCACGTGCTCACCATCCCCGCCGCGAACGTCGTTTTCACGACCGGGGACCTCCCCACGCTCGGCGCGATCACCTTCGTCTGACCCTGGAGCCCCCGCCGTGGCAATCGGAATAGGGCACGGGAAAACGCCGGTAAACACGGTCATCGGGAACCAGGTCTTCTCGGCGACGATGGTCGGCGACGTCGGTGCGACCCCGAAGCTCGTCCTCGCGTTCCTCGTGCGCGGCACCACGAACGACGTCGTCGAGGCGGACGGGTACCTGACGTGGGGCGCCTCGGACGGGGTGCAAGTCTTCTGCGAGGACGTGGCGGTAGAGGACGCTGTCGCGACCTCGATCGGAAGGCGCGGACTACTCGCGAACACGGCGACGTCGGTCGACATCATCCGCACGCGCACCGCCGCGAATACCGCGGACACCTCGAACGTGCAGTGTGCCTTGCGGTTCGTCTCGTTCTCGGCCTCGAGCGTGACTCTGAACGTGCGCATCGCCCCGCCGGCGGGATACTTCCTCGTGTTCGTGCTGATCGGCGGCAGCGACTTCACGGCGCTCGTGGACAACTTCACGACCACCGTGAACGTCGGAACGCCGCTCGACCGCACGGGCCTCGGGGTCCCCGCGGAGGCGGCCATCCTCTGCGCCACGCGCCTCTCGATCGGGGCCACCACGGGGGGCATCGGCCCCACGATCGGATTCTGGAGCGCCTCGGCGCACAGCCTGCTCGCGGCGCTCTCCTCCGACTTCCGCACCGGCCAGAACCCGCCCGCGGTCGAGCAGGAGGTGCGCAGCGACGTGAACGCGGTCGGGATCACAGGCGCGACCGAGCACGGCTGCACGCTCTCGCAGATCGCGACGGGCTACCGCGTCACGGCGCAGCTCGGGCAGCCGTTCGTGAATCAGAAGTGCATCATCGCCATGAGCTTCTCGAAGAAGCTCGTCGCATGGACCGGGTTCCTGGACACCCCGACGGCGCTCGGCGGCTACTCCTGGAAGAGCCCGCATCTCCGACCGAAACTCGCACTCGCGGCCCTCACGCGCCGGCCGAACGTGAACACCGGCGACGGCGCCGGTTCGGCGGACTCCTCCGTCGCCGGCTTCGGAGTCTGGACGTCGGCCCTCGAGTCGGCGCTCGCAATCTCGCAGGAGAACGGGACCTCTCCGACGGTCTCGAAGATGCACCAGGCCGGGCGCTTCCTCTCGATCCCGCGCGCGGACGGGCAACTGATCGGCGACCCCACGACCCCGAACCCGGAAGACGCGATCCTCGGCAGCGCCACGGAGGGCGCCGAGGGTCTCGAGTTCACGTTCACGCGCACGAGCTCGGTCGCGCGGAAGATCCCGATGCTCGTGCTCGGCGACGAGCAGACGCTCGTGCCGACGCCGGCGCTCGTCGGGCTCCTCGAACCCTCCGTCAACCTGCTGCAGCTCCAGCTCCCCTCGCCGGTCCTGATCCCGCTCGTCGAGCCGCCGCCATTCCTCGGCTTCATCCGGCCGACGCCGGTTGCTATCGGGGTGCTCGCTCTCCCCGTCGCGCTCGACCTCCCGGAGCCCGCGACGCCCGGATTCGAGGACGGCCCTCCGCCGCCCTTCGCCGAGTTCTACGGCACGCTCCTGCTCGACCTCCTGCCGCGTGGGCTCGCGTGGACGCGTGACCCCTCGACCGTGATCGGTCGGCTCCTGCGGGCCTTCGCCGAGGAGCTCGCGCGCATTGAGGTGCGCGGCCTAGACCTGATCCGCGAGAGCGACGTCCGCCAGACGCACGAACTCCTCGCCGAGTGGGAGGCCTGGCTCAGGACGCGCGAGGACTGCCCGGACCTCGGCGCGACCGACACCGAGCGTCGCTTCGCGCTCCTGATTCGACTCGCGACCGCCGGCGGACAGAACGCCTTCCACTACGCCGAGATCGCGCAGCTCCTCGGGTATGACATCGACGTTGTCGACTTCGTCGGCTTCGAGGAGTTCCGGGTTGGGATCTCGGCCGTCGGCGACGCGCTCTCGAACGGCGCATGGGTCTTCACGATCCTGATTCACGCGCCGACCGTCTCACCGATCTTCTTCCGCGCCGGCCTCTCCTCCGCCGGCGACCCGCTCACGACCGGCGGGAACAGCAACGCGCGCCTGCAATGCGAGCTCGACCGGATCCGTCCGGCGCACATGCTCTTCCTCTACGCCTTCGACAAGCCCTACACGGGGTATTCGCCGTGGAACGTGATCGGACCCTCGCCCGTGACCGTCGGACTCGGCCTGCCTCACCCGACCATCTTCTAGGAGCCACCTACCGTGCACCGGATCGACAAGCCCAGCGCCGCCGCAGCTCTCCCGACCCCTGGGCCCGTCGGAACGCCCGGCTTCTTCACCGAGGGGAACCCGATCCTCTCCATCGCGCCGACGGTCGTCTCGGGCGACTGGGCGAACGCCGTGCAGGAGGAGCTCGCGCGCGCGATCGAGGCCGAGGGCCTGACGATGGACAAGGGCGACATGGGCCAGCTCGCGAAGGTTCTGCAGCGCGTGCGCGGAAACGGCGGGTTCGCGAACCTCCTTCACAACCCCGAGTTCGACATCGCCCAGCGCGGGCCGTCGGCCGCGATCAACCCGACCGACCCAGGCACGAACACGTTCGCGGTGCTCGCTGGCGACCGCTGGCGGATCAAGCTCGGCGGGGTGAACGACGCGGGCTCTTGGACTTCGAGCATCGACTCGCTGCCGACCGTGAACGACCTCCCGCCATCCCGCGCGACGAGCTTCGCGACGCTCGTGCGCACCACGAACTCGGGCAGCGGGGTTCGGCCGCAGATCGAGCAGGCGATCGAGAGCGTCGCGACGCTCTCCGGCCAACCCGTGGTGCTCGCCTTCGACGCGCGGAAGAACGGCGCCGGCGACCCAGACGGGAACATCGAGCTCGTGGAAGTGGTTCAGGTCTTCGGCCAGGCGGGTGGCGAGAGCGCCCCCGTGACGACGGTCCTCACCGGGCCGTTGACCGCCTTCGATCTCACCTGGCGGCGGTTCGTGTTCACCGGCACGCTGCCGACGGTCACCGGGAAGGTGATCTCGAACGGCCACCACCTGATCGTCCGCGTGCACATCACGGACTCGGCCGCTCCCCACCGCTTCCGGATGACGGGCGCAGTCTTCCAGCGCGGCGCCGCCGACCCCGGCTACTCGCCCCGCGGCCGCGTGGTCGAGACGCTCCTCTGCTCGAGGTTCTACGAGAACTCGAGGAACGCGGACGGGCAGACGCCGGGCCTGACGTTCGCGGCCGGGGTCGAGGAGGTGGGGCTCTGGGATACCGGTTTCGATGGGGCCGGCAAGGTGCGCACGCTCGGGCGGCGCTACCTCGTCCCGAAGTATCAGCGCAACGGGTCGGTCGTGGCTCCGGTCGTCACCTGGCGCGGCACGACGGCGACCGTGAACCGGATCACCGAGGGCGCCGCGACCCAGCACCCGGTCACCTCGGCGGACGTGCGCTTCGATCACTCGGGCTTCCCGGAGATCACGACCCCCCCCGCCGCCGGCACCCTGCTGCAGTTCCGGGGTTACTTCACGGCGGAGGCCGAGATCCTGCCATAGGATGGGCGCCATATGGACACGCGCGCGCCGCACGACCTCGTTCTCGAATCGGATCTCCGGAAGCTCCAGCGCGAGGAGCGGAAGTATTTCGTTCCGGTCCCGGCCCGTGACATCGATCGGGTTCGCGCGATGAACGAGGAGCAGCGCGCGGCCTACCTGGCCGAGAACCCCATCGATGCCCTGCGCCTAGAGCGCGCGCGCGAGAAGCGCGCCAGGCGCGCCGGGCGAACACCGTGAGACACGGCCTCAACCCGTCGTTTCATGGACCGAGCTCGCGCGCGATCGTCTTCGGCGATGCCTTCCTGCGCGCGCGCGACATCGACCCCGCGGGGACGCGGATCTTCTCGGGCGTCTCGGTACCGCCCGGGCTCTGGACGCTGCGCTGGTCTGGTTCCGGAGCCTCGCACCTCGCGGGTCTGTTGAGGGAGCGCGAGCGTGGCCCCGGGTTCGCTCTATACGACGTGGAACGCGCCGCGCGCCCCGTGCACGTCTCATGGACCGGTGACGTGAATAGCCTCCGGGTCTGGCTCCCGGGATCGGAAGGTCTGATCCTCTGGCGGCCGTTCGTTGCGCTGCTGAAGTCGTTCAAGCCCGCGGCGATCCGCACGCTCGACTGGACGCGCGTTAACGAGGGCTTCCAGCCCGGCCGCGACAAGCGGAGTCAGTACGTCGTCTCCGCCTCCGCCCAGGTCCTGATCGCGAACCAGGTGGGGTGCGGCCTGCACTATCAGGTTCCTCTCGGAGCACCCGAGGACTGGATCGCGGAGCACCTCCGCCCGCTCCGGAACGTCAACGGGCGCCTCACGATCGAGTGCGGGAATGAGCTCTGGAACCCTGATTTCTCCGGCTGGTGGTGGCTCGAACAGCACAAGGACGGCGGGCGCGTCTCCCACGCCGCGGCGAAGGAGCTCGATCGGATCTTCGCCGTCGTCCGGGCGGTCCTCCCGCGCGCCGAGTTCTTCGTCGGCGGCCAGCTCGGGAACGAGGGCTTTCTCGAGAGCATCCTCGACACCATGCAGACCGCGGTGCAGGCCTGCGGGCCAGCGGCATACTTGCGGCCGCGCTCGGAGTTCCTGACCGCGCAGGGTTTCGTCGAGTCGTGCCGCGCGGAGCTTCTGCCCGTGGCTGGGAGGATCCGGGAGGCGAGGAGACTCGCGACGGCGCGGGGCCTCCGCCTCGAGGTGTACGAGGCGGGCCAGCACCCGACGAGCGGCACCCCGATCGTGGCCGAGGCGCAGCGCCTCGTCGCCATGGGCACGCTCTACCGGGACCTCGCAGGCGTGCTCGAGGAGGAGGGTGTCGACCTCGTGCACTGGTATTCGCTGATGACACAGTACGACGACGGAATCCCGCCCTTCGGACTGCTGGAGTCGATGGACACCTCGACGCCGAAGGCAGACGTGGTGCGGGAGCTCTCGCTCGCCTCGACGCCCTAGAAGAGGACCAGGACCGCGCAACCCCCGAAGAAGAGCAGGGGGACGAGGAGCGTGATCAAGAGCCCGACGAGGACCAGGACCCGCCCGAGGAGGACGGTGCCTCGGAAGAACGAGAGGACGTGTTTCACGTGGAACGTTCCCCCTCGCCACGCTCGCGCTCCATGCGCGCCGCGAAGCACGAAACGGAGCGCGGATGGGCGGCCCTGCACATCATGCAGGGCGTACCCTCCGGCTCGCACGTGCTGCAGCGCAACGCGCAGAGCGATTCCGGGAAGAACCAGCGACCGCACGGGCACCGGTGCATCCCGCACTTCCTGAGCGCGCCCTCGTCCTGTTCGGCGATCATGCTTCGTCCTCCGCTTCCTCTCGCCCACGGTCGTAGCCGACTTGGAAGGCGATCCATCCGAACGCGACGAGTGTCAGGAAGAAGACCAGGCTATCGGGGATGTTCACCGCGCCCACCTGACGCGCAGCGTCGGCGCGGCGCGCTCCCGAAGTTCCTTCCGGGCGATGGAGGAGAGCACCACGCGACCGTGGGCCTCGTCCGCGAGCGGGTCCGTGCGCTGGTGTGCGCCGTCCGACAGTAGTTCCTGCGCTTCGACCGCGAGGAGGAGCCTCTCGACGTCCTCGCGCGTGGTGACCGTTCCGACGTAGATCGTGGTGAGCATCGGTTCCCTCTCTGCCGACACCTTTCGGCACCGCGTGGTGCGAACCTGAAGCGAAAGGAGAGGGACCCGCGAGGTCCTGGCCGGCACCGACGCGCCAAGGGGGAACGAAGCGCGCCCGAGCGGAGGTTCCCCGCGGGCCCCAAGGGGGAGCGGCCATCCCTGATCAACCCTGAGTCTTACCGTCCCCCAGGAGAAACCCTACCCAGGAAGGGTCTCGGCGGTCGGCTCTACAGGTTCGGGGGTCCGGAAAGCATGGCGGATCCCGTCACGGCCCCCGCGATCGCGGCGGCCGCGGCGACGCCGGCGGAGCGGTTCAGGGCGGCCGTGGTCGTGAGGGCCGTCCCGTTCCAGTAGAGCGCCTGCCCTGGCGTCCAGGTCTGGCCGGCGGCTTTGGGGAGGGCGTAGGTCCCGCGCAGCAGCAGGCGTGCCGGGTTCCCGGTCGTGACCGTGGACTCTACCACCCCGAAGGAATCGACCACGAGGAGGGGATCTCCGGCGGTCAGGTTCGCGCCGGCCGTGAAGGCGAGGACCCCGCCGCTCAGGCGCAAGACGAGCGCCTGCAGCGCGGCCGCGAGCTGCGTGAAGTCGAGCCCGTCGAGGGTGAAGCCCTCCTGCTCGATGAAGCCCGCGAGCTCTTCCTGCACGTTGTTCAGCCAGTCGGGCGAGACGATCGTCCCGTTGATCCCGAGCAGCGGGTTCCCACCCACGAACCGATTGCCGACGTGGCCGGGGGCATCGATTCTCTTCACCCCCGGAGGCTACCCTATCGGCGCCCGCGCCCGGTAGGGGGAGGGCGTCAGGCCCACACCACGAATCGAACCCGGACCCAGGAGACTCACGCCATGGCCCCGAAGATCGCCTCGACCATCAAGACGAACGGCCTCCCCGCCATCGTCGGCGCGCTCGCCGGCGCGGCCGGCGTCTACTTCCTGAACCCGGGTTCGATCACCGAGGACGAGGCCCGCGCGATCGCGCGCGACGCGCAGGAGGTGCGCGCCGCGGCAAACACGTTCGAGACCGCCGCCGCGAAGGTGCGCTGGAATCTGAACCAGGGCGAGACGGACGAGGCCCTCGCCGCCTTCCGCGCGCTCGAGCCGCTCTGGATCACGCTCCAGGACGCGATCGCGAAGAGCTGGGCGGACTGGCGCGGGTTCTACTTCTACGACCAGGAGGACAAGGCCGCGGCCCTGGACAGCGTCCCGAACGAGGTGGTCGAACTCGTCCGGCGCGCGCGCGCCGCCTGGGCGCCGGGCACGCCGGCGGTCGTGATCAACCTCCCCGCCGGCGAGGTGCACGCCTTCACGCTGGGGATCCGGGATCGCGTGGACGAGGTGGACGTGCGTTTCCTCGGCGACGCGCTGCTCGAGCTGCGCGGCGCGAACGACGGCACGACCGTCCTCCCGATGCACGACGAGACCGGCTGGGGCTCGACGATCCTTCTCCAGACCGACGGCGCGTGGAGCGGGCGGGCGCACTTCGAGGGCCTCCGGCTTCTCGCCACGGGTGGGAACACGTTCTCGACGGCCTCGGCCTGGGGCGACGTCTCGAGCCGCACGCCCTACAAGGACGTGCGCTTCACCGAGTGCGAGTTCCTCGACCACCCGCTCGAGCGGGTGCAGTGCGTGCGGCCAGTCTCCGTGAACCACGCCGCGCTGTCGGCCTACCGCTGCTCGGTCAACATGCCGCGCAGTCGCGAGCACTGGATCTACTCCCGGAACCCGTTCAACGCCGACACCTTCATCGAGGGGAACCGGGTGGACGCGGTCGGCGGGAACGTGCTGCAGTACGTCTCGAGGCCGGGCGAGGGCCCGAGCTACGGGCGCTCGACCGTGACCGTGCGCGGGAACGTCTTCCGCGGGTACCACCGTTGCGCGGACCGCGCCGCGACGGCGCTCACGATCGCGGGCAGCGGGCAGGACTGGATCATCGAGGGGAATGTGATCATGGACCTCGACCCGCCGGCGCACTGGAAGGGGGAGACGGGTGGCGCACTCGTCGCCTGGGATGGCGACACGTTCTGGTCGCTCGACGGTCTTCCCGTGAATGGGAAGCACCCCGAGGGCGTGCACGGGAACGGCCGGATCAAGATCACGGGGAACGTGTTCGTGCAGCCGAACTCGAACCGCGCCGTACTCTCCCTCCAGGACGCCGAGGGGGTCACGGTCGAGGGGAACGCGGTATACGGCAGGAACGTCGAGCTCTGGAAGGGAGGCCTCGGCGAGCTCCTCTGGCGCATGAACGACGGCGAGAAGGAGCGCGCGCACGCGCTCGAGGTCGGGGCGCCCGCTCTCGCTCTAGCGCGCCCGCCGCCGATGAGGGACGGCGCTGGTGGTGATCTCGGACCAGCGACATCGGAGCTCTCCTGGTGAAGGCGACCGCGAGCTACCCCGCGGACGTGCGCGACGATCTCGCGGCCGTGCTCGGGGCGCTCGCCGACGGGCGCCAGTTCACGACCGAGGACCTGGCGATCAACCTCGGGGGCGCGCTCGGGCGCGTGCGCGGGGCTCTGCAACTCCTGCGGGCCGCGAACGTCGTCTCATTCACCACGAGGTGGCATGGCCGAAACCAGGGCTATGCGCGGCTCTGGTCGTTCACGGGCCCCGGCGCGGTCCACCTCTGGGAGCCGGTGCAGAACGGCCGGCATCGGCGGCTCTACGTGGACCGCGGCGAGGCGATCAACGCCGCGCGCCGGGCCATGGGCCCCGCGGCGGAGGCGCGCCCCGTGGCGCTCCTGATCAACGCTCGGGGGATGCTCGGAAGATAGCGCACTCGACCCAGCGCCCACGGATCGCGTGCAGGAGTGCCAGCACGAGCGCGAGCACGACCCACGGCAGGATGTTCTCCTCGACCGCGTGGTGGACGAGGCAGAAGACGATCGCGGCGAACGAGTGGGCGATCGAGCAGGAGTAGTGCAGCGTGTCGGGCTTCATGCCCGCGCTCTTCGGCTCCCGATGGCGTCGGACTTGAGCCGCTGGGTAGCGGTCAGGTCCTCGGCGCGGGGCTTGACCCCTTCGGACGCCGGCGGCTCTTCCTTGCCTTCCTCGCCGGCGATGCAGACGTAACCGCCGGCTCGCCGTCGCCGTCGGCGTCCTCGCTGCCGGGCTCCGTAGGATCTTCCGCCTCGTCCGCAGACACTGCGTGCTGCTCCTCCTCGAGCCCCGGAAGGTTCTCCTGGATCACCTGCAGCGACACGTCGACCTCGGCGAGCTCCGCCCGCGCCGCGCGCACCGCGGCAGCAAGCAAGGTCGCGATCGGCGTCACGTCCTCGGTCTCGACCACGAGTGAGAGCAGGACGGGCGGCTTCTTTTCGCCCTTGGCGAGCTTCACGCCGGCGGATTCGATGCGCGCGACGACCTCGACCGGATGCTCTGCGTCATTCAGATCGAACCGCACGAGGAGGTCCTCACCGCGCGCGCGCGTGCACCAGTCGAGCACCGCGGCGGGATCCTTCCCGGTGTACCGGAGCGGCATCCGCAGGCGGTGGACAAGCGTCACGTGGTTCTCGGCCTTCTCGACCGGCCCCTGCGCCGGAGAGAACACAAACCTCGAGATGGCGAACGACTTCAAGAGCTTGCGGTTCTGCATGTGGATCCTCTGTCCGGAGGGACGGGATTGCTCCTCTGTGTGAAAAACACGATAGGGCCGGCTAGCCTCTGAGTCACGATGGTTCCCCTCCTCCTCTTGAGTGATCAAGTTCTGCTCGCGATCGTCGCGGGTGTGCCCGCGACGCTCGCCGCCACGGCCGCCCTCGTGGTCGGGATCCGCACCAGCCGGCGCACGGAAGAGATCGCGATCACCGGAGCCAAGACACACGGCCTCGTGAACTCGAGCATGGGGGTGCAACTCCGCATGAACGCCGCGGTGACCCGCCGCATGGCGGCCTTGACGGGCGAGGGGGCCGACGAGGCGGCCGCGGCCGCGGCCGAGCTACTCCTGCGCGAGCACGAGGAGAAACAGGCGCGGGTCGACGAGAAGGAAGCTCTCGCTGAGCTTCGGATGAGCGGCGGGTGAGCCCGAGGCGCTCCCCTGCCCCCTATGCCTCAGGGGATCGGGTGCCTAGGCTCGCCCTCGCGCACCGCGACCCCTAAAGGCCTCCCGCCATGGCTAACTTCGCCTATCAGAACCTCAAGCACCGGCTCGCGCAGGCGCTCGTCAACATGGGGACGGCGGACTTCCGGGTCCTGCTCGCGATGACGAACACGAGCGCGGACACCGAGAA